TTTAGAAAGATTTAAGAGTGGATTATTAACAGGACATATAGTTAATTATGCTACTTGGAATGTTGCGACTGCTTGGGATAACTACATCAGGTATAGAGTTGAGATTGCCCCTAACTCTACAGGTAATTCAAAGAAGTTTACTTGGTATGGTAAAATGATAATGAATTACTTTGGTAAAACTACATCATTGGATATGTTAACCGAAGCTAACGTCTCTTCATTCTTTGATTTTCTAACCACTAAGAAGAAATACTCAGCTAGTTGCACAAACTATTTAGGTACGTTGGTTTATCAGATGCAACTCTTTGCTAGAAAGCGAGGCCACCTATCGACGATACCTGTCAGAATGGAGAGCCGAAAGTTAACTAAAGGACGCATTAGATTTGTGACTGCAGAAGAAGAACTACAAATTCTCGATTGGTATAATACAACTGGCCGTGAGGATGATGCAGACCTAGTGGTATTCTTTATTGATACAGGCATGAGGAAATCCGAAGGTCTCAGGCTTACCTTTAATGATATAGATTTTAAGACAGGCCGCATATCAATCTGGCAAACCAAAACAAACCACCCTCGATCTATTAAAATGTCAGCGCGTGTTAGAGCTATTCTAACAGGTCTCAGGCTTCGCGTTACTGGTAATGATAGGCGAGTGTTTGGACACATAGCAGAGAAGCGTTTCTATAGGAATTTCTGGGAGATGCGAGATGCTTGTGGGTTTGATAAAGACTTAGTAATTCACACCTTCAGACACACCTGTTGCACTCGTTTGCTAGGGGCTGGTGTAGATATTAGATCAACTCAAGAGTGGATGGGTCATTCAGATATTAAAATGACACAACGCTACGCTCACTTCATACCAAGTAAGCTTGATGATGCTGTTGAGGCCTTAAATAATTTACAAAATGAAACATCTAATTTAAAAGGAGACAACATCAGAATTTTAAACCCACTAAGGGCTTAGGATAATGGTGTAAACACGGTGTAAAGTGGGTGCAAACCTGCACCAAGGTTAGTAAGATAATATGTGAAAACAATGGGTTACAACTAGTTAGTAGGATAAGTAGCAGTAACCTCCACTCTTCCCATTTTATCCATTACTGAATAGAACCCCATATTTTTATAGGTCTATCTTATAATTTATGGGGTTCTTATTAGTTATATTCTAACCATTAATGGCTAATAATTAGGTAAGCATCAACAATAATTTTACACCATTACACCATCCCTTACACCACTACCAATTTAATCAATGAAAACAAGGGCTTGTAATTAGGTTGCACTGTAGCACCGCAAGACCCTCCAACATACTAAAGGATACTACAGGATGACCAACGATCTGTACCGAGTACAAGAAGAACTAGAGCAAGAGGCTAGAACATTAACAATCAATAGATTTGAAAACGAATTGAGAGACAAAATAGAACGGGGTGACGAATCATCCACCTACTATGGGAACACAGTAATGAAGCGTTCTATTGAGAGTGTTATCCAAGGGATACATGAGGTCTATGAAGAAGCTGACAAAGGACACGCAGGGAGACGTTCGTCTGCAGTAGCTATGATGAAACTATTTAAACCAGAAATCCTAGCGTTCTTCACAGCTAAAGTAATCATGGATAGGATATCTAAGAAAGCAATCTTACAGGACATGGCTATAAATGTAGCTCAGTTTCTTGAGGATGAATTAAGACTTCAATCTTTTGAAGACCAGAAACCCTATCTGCTTAAATCAATTCAGAACAACAAAGAAACTACACGTACACGAAAGCGTACCGAAATCATAGCGGCATACAATCGATACTGTGAGGAATGGGTAGCTTGGAGCAAGGACGAGAAGACACACCTTGGAACTAAACTAATATACATATTCCAAGAACGTACTGGTTACATTGAATTGGTTATGAGAAAGAAAGCTCGTAGTAATAAATCTTTATACAACGTGATACCTACGCAGAAGGTAGTAGATTTTATTGAAAAAAATAAACACGCCGCTTCTCTGATGCAACCCATCTTTCAACCAATGGTAGTTCCACCTATGGATTGGACAAGCCCCTTCTCTGGTGGGTATCTAACACACTACACCCCTCGCCTACCTCTAATCAAAACAGCTAATAGAAATTATCTAAAAGAATTAGAGAACCTTGGTGATGAATTGAAAGATGTTTATGATGCAGTGAACACAATTCAGAAGACACCTTGGTCTATTAATAAGTTTGTATTGGAAACATTCCAGAAGATACACGACAATGGAATACCTGTAGCAAACCTACCACCACAAGAGGACATGCAGAGACCGCCTTCACCTTTATTGTTTGATAGAGATAGCACAACATTAACTGATGAAGAAAAGATTAAGTTCAAGGCATGGAAAAAGAAAGCCACTAAAATCTATGACGAGAATATTCGTATAGGTTCTAAAAGAAATCTAACAGCACGGGTAAGATTTATGGCAGAAAAATATTCAGAGTTTGAGAGTATCTTCTTTGTACATACGATGGATTTTAGAGGTAGGCTTTACCCTGCAGGTTCTTCTCACCTGTCACCCCAAGGTAATGATTTATCTAAAGGTCTCCTACAGTTTGCAGATGGTAAACCATTAGGTACAAACGAGGCCGCTTGTGAACTAGCAATTCATGGAGCTAACTGCTTTGGATATGACAAGGCATCGATGCAAGAAAGAGTTGATTGGGTTATAGAAAATGAGCAACGAATATTACAGGTAGCTCATGACCCAATGGAAGACTTATGGTGGGCTAAAGAAGCTGACAGTCCTTGGTGTTTCCTAGCATTCTGTAAGGAGTGGGAAGGTTATAATCTATTTGGTTATGACCATGTAAATTACATACCAGTTTGTAAGGATGGTAGTTGTTCTGGGCTTCAACATTTCTCAGCCGCATTGAACGATAATGAAGGTGCTTCTCAGGTAAACTTATTACCATTAGATAAACCTGCAGATATTTATCAGACAGTAATTGATAAGGCTATCGTTAAAGTTAAGGCTGATGCAAAGGGTGGGGAGAATAAAGAAATAGCACAAGCTTGGTTAGACTTTGGTATGAACCGTTCATCAAGTAAAAGATCAGTAATGACACGGGTTTATGGGAGTACCTTGTTCTCAGCGAGGTCATTTGTACAGGAATATATAGAGGATACAGACTTGAAAAGATTACAAGCTGATAGATCATATGTATCACCTTTGCTTGATAAAGAATTTGATGCCGCAATCTATCTAGCTAAGTATATCTGGCAAGCTATAAACGATACAGTTAAGGCGGCTAAGACAGGGATGGATTGGTTGCAATCTTGTGCTAGAGAATTAGCTAAAGAAAACCTACCTATCACTTGGACAACTATTGATGGCTTACCTATCATGCAGAACTATCCTGACATGAAGAAGCGTAGAGTTAAGACTAAGTTCGGAGACAAACTAATCTATATGACAGTACAAGAGGCTATTAAAGATAAGCTGGATAGCAGACGACAAGGCAATGGCATCAGTCCTAACTGGGTACATGCTAATGATAGCTGTCACTTACGAATGACAGTTAACCTATCCAAGTTCAACGGTGTTACTCACTTCGCTATGATACATGATAGCTTTGGATGTCACGCCGCTGATGTTGAGATGCTAGGTGCTTGTCTAAGAGAAACCTTCATAGAACTTTATGTAGAGAACGACCCACTACAGAAATTTAAAGATGAAGGGGAGCTGTTAATCAATAGAGAACTACCTGACCTACCACCGAAGGGTGACTTCGATGTTACTCAAGTTCGTGAGTCAGAGTTCTTCTTTGCATAATTCTAACCATTAACGATTAGGTTGCACTATAGCATTCTCACGAAACCGAAAGGAACTTATGGATACTAAGACACTCATAATGATGGCTGAATACTATAAGCGAAATGCGATGCCCTTGCCTGTCGATGTACAGGCGAGGCTTCATGCTCATGGTATTTCAACAACTGAATATCAACACAACTAAAGGAACAATAAGTATGACGAACTTTGTCACACCTAAAGGCGTAGCAGTATGGCCTAAACTAAATGCACCAGACTACAAATTTAATGTCGATGGTGAGTATAAAACAACACTGAAAATCGAGGCATCTGAAAGCCAAGACCTGATCAAACAACTTGAAGGTTTACGCGATGCTTATCGGGATGAAGAAGCTAAGACAAATCCCAAAATTGCTAAGTATGATCTAGCACCTGTGTACGAAGAAGAAGAAGACGACCAAGGTAATTTGACTGGCTTCAATTTGTTTAAGTTTAAACAGAAAGCTAAGATTACTACACGTCGTGGCGAGATGGCAATGAAGGTTGCTTTATATGATAGTAACAAGACACCCACCCATGCTACAGTAACTGGTGGTTCTACTATTAGAATAGCGGCAAGCGCATATACATATGCAATGCCTTCAACTAGACGTGTCGGTGTATCGCTGAGACCATCAGCTATACAGATAATCCAACTGGCTCAAGGGTCTGGTGGTGCTGAAATTTTATCTATGTTTGATAAAGAAGATGGCTTCATTGCAGATAACTTTGACAACAGCGTGGAGGCGGTAGCAGTTAACGATGACGCAGACTTCTAAGCGAAAGCTTGGTGGTGTACGAAATTCAACTGTAAGACAGAACGCAATAAAGAATGGTTGGCGGTCGGGGTTAGAAGAAACCCTTGCCGCTGACTTACGTTCTAAGGGTATCGATTACCAGTACGAAGAGAACGTACTAAGGTATGAAGTACCCTCAAGGATGGCACGATACACACCAGACTTTTATATTAAAACTAAATCTGGGAAGACAATCATAGTAGAAAGCAAGGGGCAGTTCAAAGTTGCCAACAGACAATCAATGATACTGGTAAAAAATCAGCATCCAGATATCGACCTTCGCTTTGTATTCTCTAATAGCAAACAACGTATTTCTAAAACCAGCAAAACAACCTACGCCATGTGGTGTGAGAAGCACGGCTTCTTATACGCAGACCGTACAGTACCGAAGGAGTGGCTGAATGAATAAAGAAGATGTCACACATATCATTGTACACTGTGCTTACACCCCAAGAACTATGGACATTGGTGTTAAAGATATTGACCGATGGCATAGAGCTAAAGGATGGCTCGGCTGTGGTTATCATCTTGTAATTAGACGCGATGGTACTGTTGAATATGGTAGACCATTATCAAGGACAGGCGCACACGTTCGCTCAATGAATAAGAAATCAATCGGCATATGTTTGATTGGTGGAATGAACGCTGACAAAACTGGAGCGCAGATCAACTACACTAATGAACAATGGGTATCACTAAAGAAAACAATAGATGAACTTAAATGGGAACACTTCCCTGATGCTAAAGTTAAAGGCCACATAGATTTTGATAAGGGTAAGACCTGTCCAAACTTTGACGCTGAACTTTGGTACAACACAGGTGAGATAGTATCCACAATCGATTAGGTTGCACTATAGCATTTTAATATTTTCCTCCCAACTGGCCTCACGCTTTTCGCGTGGGGTCTTTTTTATCTGGAGACACAATGTCACTCACAACAATAGCAATTATAATCGCAATGCTACTCTACTTTCTAGGCGGTGTATTACTGACACGGCAAGTAAGTATGGAGCTAGAAGAAGATAAAGACTTAGCTACACATAGCTGGTTGTTTATCTTTTTCTTGTGGCCTGTCGAGGCCGCACTCGATGTCTGGTTCACTCTATTAGATGCACTAGGCAAACCCCGAAATCCTGACAACTAGGAGACTACTATGAATAAGACTACACAGATTAAAGAACACTTAAAAAAGTACGGCACGATCTCACCGTTAGAAGCTATGTCAAACTATAGCGTCTGGCGATTAGCGGCAGAGATACACAGGCTACGCGAACGTGGTTTGGATATCACAACCTTAATGAAACGCGCACCGAATGGAGCGAAATATGCAGAGTACCAGCTCGAACAATAGTTCATTACTTTACCATACGTCATGTGAATGTGGCAGTAGCGATGCCCGCGCAATTTATAGTGACGGTGGGAGCTGGTGCTTCTCTTGCCAAAAATTTTTTAAGGATGATGCCAAGATGCAAACAGAATTCGTACAATCTAAACCAACGTTCGGTCTTATACCTACAGGTCAAGCAGGTTCACTTGCTAAACGTAAGCTGACTGAAGAAACCTGTAAGAAATATGGGTATACTGTTGGTGAATATAAAAACCAGCCATGTCAAATTGCAAACTATAAAGATGACACTGGTACTGTGGTAGCTCAGAAGATACGCTTCGCTGACAAGTCATTCAAATTCTTAGGTGATGCAAAGAGCGCAGGGTTGTACGGACAACATCTTTTTAAAGGTGGTGGTGCAATGTTATGCCTGACCGAGGGTGAGTTGGACACGCTTTCACTTTCCCAAGCACAAGGCAATCGTTTTCCTGTATGTAGTTTACCGTCAGGAGCTGGCAACGCAGTCAAAGCTGTACAGAATTCTTTAGATTTTGTTGAGTCATTTGACCGTGTTGTTCTTATGTTCGACAACGATGAACACGGTAGGAAAGCAAGCCTAGATGTAGCTAAGTTATTGTCACCATCTAAGGCACACATTGCTACGTTACCTGAGAAAGACGCTAGTGATATGCTAGTGAAAGGCAAGACTAAACAGATGCTAGAAGCTATGTGGGAAGCTAAACCCTACAGACCTGATGGCATCGTAGCTGGTGTGGATATGTGGGAATTAGTTTCTACACCAGACAATACCCAATCCGTACCCTACCCGTTCGATGGTCTCAATGAAAAGACTAGAGGTCTAAGACGTGGTGAACTTGTAACTATTACTGCAGGTTCTGGGGTTGGGAAGTCACAGGTATGCAGAGAAATTGCGTACCATTTAATTAACCAAGGAGAGACACTAGGTTATATCGCATTGGAAGAAAACTGTAAGCATACAGCAATCTCTCTAATGGGTCTGGCTATAGATGTACCTCTCCATTTAACTCAAGAAGGAATATCAAATGATACTCTTAAAACTGCTTTCGATACTACCGTTGGCAATGGTCGTGTTTTCCTCTACGATTCTTTCGGCTCTATGTCTACGGATAAGCTCATGGAGCAGGTCAGATACCTTGCGAAATCTTGTGGCACTAGCTGGATTATCATCGATCATCTCAGCATTATTGTTTCAGGTATTGATGATGGTGATGAGCGGAAAGCTATCGATGTTATAATGACGAAGCTACGTTCTCTCGTTGAAGAGACAGGCATCGGACTTATATTAGTCAGTCACTTACGCAGACCTGCAGGTGAACAAGGTTGGGAGAATGGTAAAGAAGTTACCCTTAATTCCCTACGTGGTTCAGCGGCAATCGCACAGTTAAGCGATATGGTTATCTCAGTAGAGCGAGACCAACAAGGCGACAACCCAAACACTACTACAGTGAGAGTTCTCAAAAACCGCTACAGCGGAGAGACAGGCATAGGTTGTTATCTAAACTACCAAAAAACTACTGGTCGAATGATTGAAACACAGAACCCAGACAACGCCCCCGACTTTGGGGACGATAATGATTTTTAATTTTAGCTAGTCGAGAGGGACAGCATCATGAAACGTATTATGTTTGACATC